AACATATGGACTGCTCGTGTAAATTTTTGAAATGACTTTCCAAATTCAATCACTAAATTTTCAGATTTAATCTTTTCCTCATTTACTTGTCCTTCAGCAAAAAATCCTATTTTTTCATATTCTTTTCTTACATTTGGTTTATCTATAATAATCAATTCTTTTCCAGATTTCTTATGTGTAACCTTTACTGTTTTACCTTTTTTATATGTAAGTCCTAAATCTGATTCATTTACGGATTCATTACTTACTTTCTTTGGTAAATCATCGTGGTCTGTTTTAGCATATTTCTTAACAGACTTCTTACTCATTGATTTAGCTGCTTGTTTGATTGCAGAACTCACCTTACTGGCTGGTACTTCACCTTTCTTGTAGGCATGTACCAATCCCATGAACTTCTGTTGTTGTTGGGATTTAGCTGGCAACTTATAATCCTTTTTTAACTATACGAACATACTTCATTAACTCATTAGGTTCAATATCAAGATTAGATATCACCTTACCCATAATTGCTAATTTTTTCTTTCGGTTTAAATTACCCTTTTGTAAGGCATCTATGAACTTTGTCATAAATCTTTTAATCTGTGATGGAACAGGTGCATCAAAAGCGTCTTTTTCCTCTTCAGTAAGGATTTCATCAAGACGATATTGTCTCCACTTCTTATCCATCTCCATTCGTTGTTTGGGACTCATTGCCATTTTTATTCTCCACTATGTTGGATTTCTGTTTCCAAAAATCTTTGTAATACACTTCTTTTATAAAGTGAACTCATTATATTTTTTATATTACCTTTTTTTGCGTCTTTGTAAACCTCATAGGTAATCCTTTCAATACTTTTCTGTAATTGTTTTCTCGTCATCACACCATATCCTTGAATCTGTACTTTAGCATCCAATGGTGTTTCTACTCCCTTTTTAGGTGCAGTTAATTTTGCTTCGCGAACATTTCTTAACAATGACTTTAAACTAATCATTATTAACTCTTATCTTTTTTACGATACTTATCACGAATTTTACTCCACACTTTATAAATGTTGTTCATCTCATCAAGTGATTTGTTAAGTTTGTCCGCTACCTTATTCATATACTTATTATATTCTTCTATGGACTTTTTGTAATTTCTTCTATCATTCCAATCATACATATCTGACTCTCTTGGGCCATAATCAATTGGATGTGGATGACCTTTAGAAAGTTCTTTAAATAATTTAACAAAATGTCTTTCTGTTTGGTCAGGATCAGTAGGATGTACCATAAAAGCAGTTGTTATTCTCTCGTTGACCTGTTCCTTAGATTTATGCTGTTTCATCACACTATCTAATGTGGGTAATGGTTCTCCAAACTTTCTTTGAAGATACTTACTTTCCTTTATTAAATCTTTTAATTTCATTAACCTTCTCTGATTATGTCGTTGATAATACTTTCGACTTTACAATATTCACCACAAGTTCTACCTGTCGGTATTTCATTTCCAACACTTTCTTTCATAGGATATAAAAAAGCTCCATGTGTAGATGGATTGGAAACAAAGTCAAATGCTATCAATTCAAAATCTTGTCCTACTTGCTGTCCATCACCTTCTTGCATCGGTTCAACGGAACCCATACCACGAGAACTAATACCAAGTTTGATACCTGCTCTAAATAATTCTTTCAAAATGTTTCCACTTGGTGTTCCCAAAACTTCAACCGTTCCGACCAAGTTATTACCTTCCCAATTCATTTCCGTAACATTGTGGGATACATTCTGTAAATTTACTACAGAACTATCAGGATGGTCTAATTCACCAAGAGCCCTTTTTTGTACAACAAATTCTTTTGCGTACTTCTGACTTTCTCTTTCTAATATTTCACGAGGATACACACGACCATTTTGGTTTTTTGCGTTAGCCCTTTGTAGTACACCATGAACTATTAATTTTCCACCATTTTGTGCTATGGATTCATTTATCTGTTCAGGTGTTATTTCGAATGGTATGTAATCTACTATTAAGTCTTTCATCAACTTTTCCTCATCATTATTTCATGTCTTAGTTCTTGGAGTTTTTTTATCCAATCATCGAGACGATTAATTAAGTAATTCTTTGTTACATCTTTTTTATGTATCTCTGTATGCCACCTTTTTAACAAGGTAGATATACTATACAAAGAGTCTAAATAAGACTTTTTGTTATCTTCAAATGACATGGGACTATCTTAGTTGACCGACTTTACCAGCCAACTTGACTAATCTTTCACTTATCTTGTGTAGTGCCTTATGTGTGTTTTTCCAATAATCCCTCGAATCAACATTTAATTCATTCTTTAATCTTAAATTCATATCGATTGTCTTTTCTAAATTTTTCAAACTATCACGAGTTTCCCTCATAGCCATCCCAATCTTTTGTTTGTTGGTTAATGAGTCGTCATTACGAAAATCGTGATACTTACCTTCTTTTCTCAACTTTGGGTCATTGGCAGGAAAATTGTCCGTACCGATAGTAGGGTCGTGATGTGCACCACCATATCCAGCCTTCTTCTTGTTTTTACCCTTTTTGTTTTTCTTGAATGCGTGAGGTGTTTTGTAAGATGCGTCACCTACGGAGGCAGTTGAGGATGCCTCTTTTAACTCCTGTTGGATAAGTTGCCTTATATACTCTCTGAGTTTATTTTGAGCTGACATTGTCAAGCTCCTTAATGAGTTCATAATACCTCATTAGAGAAATAACTTGCTTGTCCTTGACGATTTTACCTTTAGTAAGGTTTTCTATTTGATTAACAGCCTCTTGTAGTTTAATCCTTGTGATGTCATCACTTATCTTTGGAAGATGGGATTCTAAGGTTGTTTTTATATTCTGTACTTCATCATTGACAAACTCTCTTAAGGAATTGGTATTAGAGATATTGTTTATATATTCTTTTAAGAGATTTTTTTGTGGAGTATTTAGAGTTTTGTATTTTTTATTGAAATTATCAACCATCAATTGGTAGGATAATAATCTTAGGTCTTTATCTTGACCTTTAAATTCTTTGATTACTTCTGTGTCATCTTTAAGTGATGGAGACATCTTCTTACCAGTAATATGTTCAATTATAGTAAAGTTACTATCAACTTCATCTAATGGATTGAGAGAGTGGATTGATTCGGATAAGAATAATTTATATACAGAAGCATATACTTTATAATTTGGAATACGAGAACGGAAGAAGTCTTCAGTTTTGTAATTTTCACTTATTGACTTAATAAGGTTATACTTTTCGTTTTTTAATTTTTTACTACTGATTTTAGAACGAGATTTCAATACTGCCTCAATCAATCTTTGTGCCTTGGCAGTAGAATTGTAGTTTGTTTTAACTAACAATTGATAGAGTTGGTTTTCTCTACCAATCTCTGTACTTTCGTTAAAATATGTTTTGAGCAAATCAATAGATTTACTTTTTTTGTCATCACTAATAATATCTTGTGTGATTTGTCTTGATAGTAGCTCGAAAAGAATACCTGTATTCTTTATTTTCGAGTGTTTTACTCGTTTGCTCATGTAATACTCCAATTCCCTTGAATATACTGTATAATATCTCTTATATAAATATAAAAACTTCTAATAATTCGTTATTTAGAATCATTATTTAAAGAATTTACATCGTCTGTATATTCCTTTGAGACTTCGTCTGTTTCTTTGAGAAGTTTTCGTTCTTTTTTACTTAAATTTTTCAATTCGCCTTTCATAGCGTCATAGTGTGCAAGTGCCATTCCGTATTGTTTTCGTCTATCATGACTACCCAATGGGTCTCTACCACGAGCTCCACTATCTTTACCAAACTTATTTCCTTCTTTTGGTCTACCACCGATTTCCTTACCAGTTCTACCAATGTTTGGGTCTTCTTCACCTTCAGGTGGAACATCTCCACCCATATCACCCATATCACCCATATCACCCATCATGGCTCCTTGTGTTCCCATGGCTTGACCACTTTGTACTGGGTCATTACCCTCTTGTTCAATTTGGTCGAATCTGAATTTTCTCTTTTGGTCTCTAATGAGTTGTAATCTCATTTCTTTCTTTTCATCTTCAGTAAATTTAAATATATTATCATATACCCATTCTGTAGATGCTAACTTTGAATCAACCATCGATTGTCCAAGTTGCTGTTTAGAATTCCACAATTCAATTTTTTCTTCTTCATATATTTTAGATGGGTTGGTTAAACTTAATTCAAAATTTACCAAATCCTCATCAGTATATCCTTGTGAGTATAAATGAACGATACCAATCTTTGTTAACTCAGAAATAACAATTCTTTGTATTCTTTCGATTGTACGGGCAAATCTAACATCTTCAGCTGCTAAGGTTGCTTTACTTCCAAGTGATTCTTCGTATCCCAAGAAAGCTTTAGGAACTTTAAGAGCGGCTAATAATTTGTTTCTTAAATATTCAATGTCATCTACTGCCTCATAAGTTAAACCAGGTAGTCCTTCTATCTGAGTACCACTATCTCCACCCCTTACAGGTAGGAAAAAATCTTCAGTAAGATTTTGTATGTTATACCTTAAGTTGTAATCACCATCTTGATCCATAACAGGAGCTTTCTTCATTTTATTGATTATCTTTTGCATAAAGTTTTCGACTTCTGCTGGTGGAATATTTCCGATATCAATCTTGAACACTCTCTTTTCAGGTGCTCTCATAATTCTATGAATCAACATTGCGTCTTCCATAAGAGATACTTGTTTCCAAGTTTTTCTACCACCTTCAATCATACCTTTACCATATGGTAGAAAGTTTGAATCACTTAGTAATCTAAAATGTGCTACTTCATAATTTTGAAATTCTTTTTCACTTCTTTGATTAGAGTGTCTATTATCTGCATCTTGTACATGAAATGTTGTCAAGTATGGTTCTGTGGGGTCCTGTCCTTCTATTCTTGTTACATCATATGTAGAAAGAGGAACCACATTTGTTACACCATATTTATCCTTAATATCTAAGTAAAGATAGAAATCACCATACTTACATAGATTTCTTACCCATGGCCAAAGATTAAATTCTACATTTAAAATATCATAATATAAATTTCTTAAAATATCATGTATATTAGCGTTATCAGATTGTATTGTTAAAACATCTCCGTATTCAGACCTCATTGTTGATTCGTCTGCATATATATCAAGGGCACTTGAGATAATCGCATCATTATCCATTTCCTCATAATCTCTAAATAAACCAACTCTTTGTGATTGAAATGTAATTTGTTGAGATTTACCATATCCACCAGTTGCTAAATTACTATATAATCTTGAATATCTATCTACAAGATTATCTTTTGTAGTGGATTGTACTCTATTTGTATCAGCAATCTTTAATTTTCTTCCACCTGCATGTCTTACAATTACATTTGTGGAGAATAATCTTCTAAGTCTTGCTCTTAATTTTGATTCGGCCATTTTACCCTCTTGTTATTTAATTAACCAAGTTAAATCTTCTTTTCTATCACCGACATCCATCGTCCATTCATCATTATTATTATCACTCGGTGTGTAGACTGCTTCATAGTCTACCATTCTACTTAATACTTCTCTTTGCAAAGCCATACCTTCAGATTTTAATCTGAGGGCTGTATCTCTTACCCAAAGTCCTATTGCCAAACTCATAACTAAATCATCATTATATCCAGCCATGGCTTCGGCCCTATTGTTGTTATATATAAATACAAACAACTCATCTATTAATCGTGAAGAATGTGCAATTACTGACTTTTCTCTGAAATATTCTTCTAATTTAGCAATAACCAATGGTCTTGTCTTCTGTGTCATACT